AAGAAACCAGAAGAAAAAGAGAAGAAAAAAGAATACCAACAACGACCAGAAGTCAAAGAAAGGCGCGCCCATAACCACAAAGAATGGGAGAAACGAAACAAAGATCACATAGCAGAATACAAACAACGACCAGAAGTCAAGGAAAGAAGGAATCAGCTAGCTAAAGAAAAATACAAAGACCCAGAAGTTAGAGAGAAGTTCAAGAAACGAGTGAACGACCGTGCCGCTCGCCCAGAGATAAGAGAAAAGATATGTACATATATGAAGGCATATAATCAAAAAAACAAAGAAAATGGCACAGCGGGCCTGTACCTTATACTAAACACCTTAAACGGATATGTATATATTGGCGAGAGTGTTTTTTATGAAAGGAGGAAATATGACCACGAAATGAGTCTCAAGTCAGGTCGCCACGACAACAAACTTCTTCAAAAAGACTACGACAAGTACGGTCCAGATGCTTTTGAGTTCTCGATAATAAAAGAAATAAATAAGGAAGACTTCCTCAATGAGGGCAAGCTAAAGGAGCACTTGCTAGAGGAAGAGGTGCTTCATTCGGCACGGGCAGTGAACGAAGGTAAGGTTCTGTATAACAAGGATCCAGCCATCAATGCTTTGGCAAGAGTGCTAAAAGAAAGACTCGCAGAAAATGAAAACAATTCGCCATCACAATAAAATAATTATTGGAGGTAGCTTAGAGGCTTTACTGTATGGCACAAAACACAACATTCCAGTTTTTTATGTTGTGCCAGTAGTTCCATTGTTTTTTGAAGAAAACGAGAAAGGCGAAAGCAAACAACAAATGTGGAATGACTTATCATTTCATATGTCCCTATCTGGTTTGTTGCCTGGTGGTGACAACATACAAACATTAAGAGTAGAACACGAAGATACCTTAAAGATTGTTACGAGCAACAATGCTTTATTTAGATATACTTTTGATGAATTATTAATATTTGATTTAGACAAAGTAGATGGAATATCTTTCAGAAAGAAAGAAGAAATGTTTAAGGTAATTGATTGGGTTAATATCCGTTCTGGTATGGTCCACGAGCACGATACATTAGAAGACACAGAATCCTCCTTTGTTAACAAGATATACTTTTATCCCTCAGAAAGAATAGATGGTAACCACGATAAAAAAGACTTAGTTGCTGTGTCTTATATGAACAAGAAACAGATTGACTCCATAGAATACTCCGACACTTACATCCGATTTAAAGTAATTGATATGATGAAGAAGGCTGGCATAAGAGGAGCAAGAAACGGAAGAGATCAGAATGATAAGACAAGGTTTAAATACTATGCTGTGAAAGCAGAGCCAGCAGAGAGAGAGATAATAGACATATCTGAATTCTATCTGGAAGAAACACCAGACAACATTTATATTGTTGATAAGAGCGAAGTACCAACAGACGAAACAGAATTTGAATCTGAGAACAAATACTTCAACAAAGTTAAGAATACATTAAGGGTTTAAGAATGATAGAGAAAGGCCCCCAAAATGCTCACTCCTTTCACTTGGCAGGAGTTATTCCAGTGGCTGGGCAACCACTAGATTTTAATTTCCCTTGGCACGATTCTTTGATGCCGATTGGAAAGAACTATCTAGCAATAGAACATTCTGTATATGAGTGTGCTATGGCAGGCTGTGAAACTATATGGATTGTTTGTCATAGAGAGATGCAGCCACTGATAAGACATGTTGTCGGAGAGTGGATTGAAGATCCTGTTTGGGCAGGCAGAGGAAAGTTTGAGAAGAGAGCATCAGAAGTAAAGAAACAAATACCAATATACTATATTCCAATACACCCAAAGGATAGAGACAGGAGAGATTGTTTGGGATGGAGTGTTTTATATGGTGCTCTACAAGCATTCATTTTATCCAACAAGATAAGTAAGTGGGTGGTACCAGACAAGTATTATGTTTCATTCCCATATGGCATATTGTCGGTGGCTAGCATCCGTAAACACAGAGCAATAATTTCTGATAAAAAGAATTTCTTTATGTCATATAAAGGGAAAACAGTAAAGGATGGAGAGTACTTATCTTTTACATTTGATGGGGATGACTTTGTGAATTTCAGAAGGACGATAAGAAAAGAGGGGACTGGAACTTATGCCCCTGACAGCCGACTTCGAGATGGAAAATATCCCATAGACACATTGCCAGTTGAAGAAAGATACTCCGCGAGGCATTTCCCATTGACAACGGTCTTCAAGTGTGCTAAGGTGGACGAAGGAGAGATCTTAGAGATCCCCTGGTACCACAACATAGGAACTTGGGAAGGTTACTGTCAATATCTGTCATCCCTTGATAGAGAAAGAATAAACAAGCCCAAGATTATAAAATATAGAGAGTGGAATCCCATTGGTGTGGATAACATTAGAGAGGAAGAGTAAATGAAAATACCTTTTGTCGGACTACACGCACACAGCACAGCAGGAAGCCCTTTTGATGCTGTTGGATATCCACAAGACCATATGGATTATGCCTATGAGAATGGTATGGATGCTTTGGCATTAACAGACCACGGTAATATGAATGGTCTAGCCTTTCAGGTTTTACATGCAAAGAAGATGGAGAAGGAAGGAAAAAGCTTTAAACCAATTTATGGTATTGAAGCATACTTTGTTCCATCCCTGGAAGAGTGGAGAGGAGAGTACGAAGAGGTAAAGAACAACTCCAAGAAGATGAAGAAAGAGAAGGATTCTGGAACCACAATTGAAGATGAGGATGCTTCAAAGAAGAATGTAAAAGATATTCTTAGGAAGAGAGCACATCTGATTCTATTGGCACAGAACCAGAAAGGATTAAACAATTTATTTAAACTTGTTTCAAAGTCCTTCTCAGAAGAGAACTTTTATCGGTACCCTCGTGTTGACTATAAGCTCCTTGCTGAACATAGCGAAGGTGTTATAGCAGCATCAGCTTGTCTAGGCGGGGTGTATGCTCAAGACTATTGGAAACACTACGATAGTGAGAGCAAGACTATCCCAGAGGAAAACAAAGAATCATTGTTGAATGCAATGAGGACAACCTCTAGGAAGATGAAAGAAACATTTGGAGACAGATGGTATGCTGAACTACAGTGGAACTCCATCAAGGAACAGCTTGAACTGAATGAGTATATAATTCAAGTAGCAAAAGAATTTAATATTGAATTGATAAGCACAGCCGATAGTCACTATCCTCGTCCCGATGTTTGGAAGGACAGAGAACTATACAAAAGACTTGCCTTTCTTAACAAGGGAAACAGGGAAGGTGTATCTGCCGATCTTATTCCAAAGTCTGTTGAAGAAGTAGGATATGAATTGTATCCAAAGAACGGCGAACAGATGTGGGACTCTTATAAGAGTTATTCAAGTGAGCTTGGGTTTAATTATGATGATGATATTGTGATGGGTTCTATCACAAGAACACATAAGATAGCACACGAAAGAATAGAGAGTTTTTACCCAGATAATTCAGTTAGGCTTCCAGGGTTTGTCGTGCCGAAAGGCAAGACAGCAGAAGAAGCACTAACACAAGCAGCTATTGCTGGGCTTCAAAAGAAATACGAAGATAATTTAATAAAGGAAAACGAGATTGCTAGGTATGCAGCTCGTTTGAAAGAAGAGCTTGCCATTATTAATAATGTTGGGTTTGAGAAATATTTCTTGACAATGAAAGCAATTGCTGACAAAGCACAAGAAATACAATTGGCTGGTCCAGGCAGAGGTAGTGCTGCTGGCTCACTGGTTGCTTACGCTTTGGACATAACCCAAATAGATCCGATTAAATATGGCTTGTTGTTTTCAAGGTTTCTCCGTAAGGATGCAGTTGATTATCCTGATATTGATTATGATGTTAGTGATCCTATGGTGCTGAAAGAAAAACTCGTGGAGGAATGGGGAGAGGACTGTGTTGCTCCTATTTCAAACTGGAACACGCTGAAACTCAAAAGTCTTATAAAAGATATTGCAAGGTTTTATAACATTGACTTTTCCGAAGTGAACACCGTGACTAGCAAGATGATGGATGAAGCAAAGCCAAGAGCAAAAGAAAGACACGGGTTAGCAGCAGGAATGTATATTCCTACATTCGAAGAAGTGAAAGAGTTTAGCCCAACACTTCAAAACTTTCTAAGTAAATATCCTTATGTGGAAACTCACATAGATGTGTTACATGGACAAATCAGATCTTGTAGTAGACATGCTGGTGGGGTTGTTGTAGCAGAAGACCTTAGTAAGCACATGCCATTGATTAAGAGTGGTGGAGTAATACAAACCCCTTGGAGCGAAGGGCAAAACGTTAGACACCTGGAGCCTATGGGTTTTATCAAGTTTGATATTCTTGGGTTAACCACACTGAGGATGATGGAAGGAGCAATTCGCCACATCCTTAAACGACACCACGGAAAAGAAGATCCATCTTTTAAAGATGTTAAAAAATACTATGATGAAAACCTTCATCCAAACAAAATTGATCTCAACGATCAAAAAGTATATGAGAATGTTTTCCACAAAGGCAAGTGGGCTGGTATCTTTCAGTTTACTGAGTCTGGTGCTCAAAAGCTTTGTGAGGATGCAAAGCCAACAAACATTATTGACATCTCTACGATAACAAGTATCTATCGCCCTGGACCTTTATCTGCTGGGGTTGGACATGATTATATAAAGGCAAGAGAGAACCCAGAAGAAGTTGTATATGAAAATAAAGTAATAGAAGAGGTAACAAAAGAGACACATGGCTTCCTGATCTTTCAAGAACAAATTGCTTTATTGGCTCATCTTCTTGGCAAGGACTTCTCCCTAGACGAGGGGAACCTTTTGAGGAAACTATTAACGAAGAAGGGAACTGGCAAAGATGACCTCAAAGTTAACTTGAAGATTAAGTTTGTGGAAGGCTGCTTGGAAAAGAACCTCTCACGAGGAGAAGCAGAAAACCTTTGGACGAACTTTGAATACTTCTCCGGTTATGGTTTTAATAAGTCTCATGCAGTTTCCTATTCTGTGTTGTCTTACCAGTGTGCTTGGCTGTCAAACTATTATGAAACAGAATGGATGGCCGCATTCCTAGACAAGGAGCCAGAAACAAGAAAAGAAAAAGCAATAAACATAGCAAAGAGTATTGGTTTTAAGATTAAGAACTTAGATGTCAACACCAGTGGTAAGGTGTGGGAAATATCAAAAGACGGAAAGACGTTGATTCAGCCTCTCACATCTATAAAGGGATTGGGTGAGAAAGCCATTGAACAAATAATAAACAATCGACCATACAACACCATCGAAGAATTCATCTTCAATGAGAATATTATATACAGCAAGCTCAACAAGAAAGCTTTGGATGTTCTCATAAGAAGCCAGGCGATGAACGAATTGGCTGATGATAGATTTACTGGTCTGAAACATTTCTGGACTGCTGTTGCTGTACACAGGCCAAGAAAAGAAAAGGAACTTCTAGAAAACATAGATGTGTTTGCTGAGGAAGGAGATTTTTCAGAAGAAGAGAAGATTGAATATCTGGTATCTTTAACAGGGTTCTTTCCAATCAGCAAGGTGTTAAACCACAAAGTCAGATCCTTGTTGGAACAAGAATTTGTCCCACCGATATCAGAATATGATCCGGAATTGGGTAATGTGTGGTTTATCCCCAGAAAGATAACTGTTAAGAAGACAAAGAAAGGAAAGGATTATTGGGTGATTGATTGCATAGACGACAACAGCAACTTAACAAAAATAAAGTGTTGGGTGGTGCAGCCGAACCAAGAACTTCACATTAATCGTCCTTATATAGCTACCTTAGACTACGATGAACAATGGGGCTTTAGTACCAGGAGTATCAGAAAGAACTTTGTTTTACTGGATTGATGATGACGAAGATAAAAAGAAAAATATTGTCACTTTGTTATTATCTACTCAATGTTGACATAGATTTCAAATTTAAATGCCAAAGCAAACATTGTTTTGGCAGGTATAAATGGCAGACTCCGGAGGGAGAATTAATTTGTGAGGAATGCTATCGAAAAAGCCTTGCAAATTAAAACGAATTGTGATATAAAACAATAGAGCATGATGCTCAAAGGGAGAACAAGAACATATGACAAAGATAGAATATATTTGGCTAGACGGAACACAGCCATCAGCTGCCTTGAGAAGCAAGACAAAGGTAATTAATGGAAGCAATGTGATAACAGAAGCTTCACAGGTTCCTGTTTGGGGATTTGATGGTTCTTCTACTAATCAGGCACCAGGAGATAAGTCAGATTGTGTATTGAATCCAGTTAGGGTATATAATAACCCTCTTGATAGAGACAGTTATATTGTTATGTGCGAAGTTATGAATATTGATGGTTCTCCACACGAAACAAATACTAGAGCAGAATTATCAGAGATAATGAAGACCAATGATGATGAACCTCTCTTTGGGCTGGAGCAAGAATATACTTTATTCCAAGATGGAAGACCTTTAGGGTGGCCCACCGAAGGAGATCCTCCGCCACAAGGTGATTATTATTGTGGAAGAAACACTGGAGAAAATGTTGCCATGGAACATTTGGATGCCTGTATTAGTGCCGGTGTGTCTATGAGTGGAATTAACTCAGAGGTGATGCTTGGGCAGTGGGAGTATCAAGTTGGAGCAGTAGATCCACTTAAGGTATCAGATGATGTTTGGGTTGCTCGGTGGCTTATGGAGAAGATTTGTGCTTCTTATGGGCTGACAGTTAGCTTAGATCCGAAGCCGATTGCTGGAGATTGGAATGGTGCTGGCTGTCATGCTAACTTTTCAACCAAGGAGATGAGAGATCCTGGTGGCATTTCTTCAATATCAAAAGCTATTGAAAAGATGAGTGAAAAACACAGCGAACACATTTCAGTATATGGTAATAAGAACGACTCTAGGTTGACTGGCCTTCATGAGACTTGCCCTATTACTGAATTCAGATCCGGTGTGTCTGACCGTGGTGCTTCAGTTAGAATTCCGTGGCAAGTAGCAAGAGACGAAAAAGGCTACCTAGAAGACCGAAGACCGGCAGCAAATTGTGATCCATATACAGTGTGTTGCAGGATTGTTAAGACAGTCTGTTAACCTTTTCACTAAGAACATCTATATCTTTTTTCACTTCTCATATAAGAAAAGTTCAAAGATTTTTTAAGACCAATTTTACAAATTTAGAGATTAGTTTCTCTTATAACCCGGAGGAGATACAATATGAAAACGCCTGAACAAAGATTTTATGAACTATACGAGGAGATGGGCAAACTCTGCGAAGAAAACAACTGGGGGGATCCCTTCTCATATGCTCGCTCTAGGGAAATATATATAGCAGCTACCCTTGGTCACAAAGTTGCCGAGAGTTATAGTGG